GCCGCAGACCTTTGATCTTTAGTAACTTTTTCGGGTTCTATCTGGTGTATGATAGCCGCAGTCTGGCTGTGTACATCCTTACCATTCAGAATATCCTCGATGATCTGAGGGTCTCGAGACAACTCCCCAGCAACACGAAATTCTAATCCGCTGAAATCCCATTCCCCGACGCTACCGCCGGGAAACCGACTTACAATAGCCTTACGAACCTCAAACTTGTTCCCCTTCGGTAGGTTCTGGAAATTTGGGTTGGTGGACGACAGACGGCCTGTAGCGGTCACTGTCTGGTTAAAGCTCGAGTGCAGTAGACCAGAGGGTCTTGTCCACAGCCTGATGCCCTTAACGAAACTGTCGAGGTATGTGCTTATGGCATTCAGTCGGCTGGTCTTCTCTAGAAACTCGACAGCAATCAGGTTGTCTTTAAACTTGGCCTGTTGGATCAGCTTCTTCACTGTGATCTTGTCGGTCTTGAACCCGTTAATAGAGGCGTCCGCTGCGGACGTAGGGTTTAGCTTCAGACCTGCCACACGGCTAGTAGGCACATACAGAGCGCCATCTCCGTCACATACAGGACACTTAGTTAGTTGCTTGTACGGCTGACCGTCCTTCTTGATCTTCTGGATCTTACCCTTGCCATCACACTCGATGCAGTGGTGGGCCACGGTACGATATATCTTCTGGGTGGTCTCACGGACCCGGCGACTAAACTGTGACGCATTGAGGCGAGGCGGGTACAGTGGCTTACCTCTGTGATCCACGCCAATATTCCAAGCCTGACGATGTTCATCTCGGCTTTTAACCTGACGGCTATAAACCACCCGAGACATATCTATCCCTGAGTTGAGGTTGATTGGGCTGTCGCCCATCACCTCTACAACTATCTCATCCAGACGCTTCTCTAGTTGATCTTTCTCTGTCTGATATAGTAGGCCAACCTCATCCAGCGTATCGAGATCTATCTTGATGCCATTGCCTTCGATCTCCAGAAGGAACTCAAGCATATCCATTGTAAGATCCATGACCTTAACCAGAGAGGATAGTTCTTCGGTAGCAAACTCGGACTGTTGTTGGGAGTATATCTCCGCACAGGCGATAACATCCGCCTCGGCGTATTCGTGTACAGTGGCTAGGGGCATAGCCTCGAAGCCCGTACCGGCCTTGAATAACTCATCGACTAGGTCAGACTTCTTACGAGTTACATCACGGCGCTCGGCTGTAGCTTTTAGCGACAATTCGGTACGCTGGCCACGGGCCAAGAGATACTCGGCTACCATAGTACAGTATATACGATCTGGTATACGGAAGCCCATCTCAAGCAGCCAGAAGGCATCGAACTTAGCGTTGTGGCACACCAGTACGTCAGCCCAATCCAGAGCCTCTTGCATATCGTGCCGGGAGTTAGGGATCTCACACTCGTTATGGAAGAAGACTGAATACTCTACATTCAGAGGAGTGACGCCACCCTTGGCCCAGTAACCTGATACCAGTTTATTGTCTGGGTTCTTGGGTGAGTTGTCTGTCTTATCGCCAATCTTCTTAACAGTAGTCTCGAGGTCGAGGAACAGAACATTACTCGACATAGCGGGACACCTCTGGCTCGATGTTACAGATGATTGTTCCATGCCAGCCGGACAGTTTGTTCTTAGATATGGTAACAAACCGGGTATGGTCTGGCTCGTTAGTCTCCATTTCGGCGTTGTGCCTACCAAGACCGAGAATGAGATCGCTCTCTGCGGCCTTACCAATCTTCGAACCTTCCATCATGGTGAATGACAGACGAGACTTCTTCTCTGCATCTGCCGAGGCTTGAGACACCGCAATCACTGCACAGTCGTGCCGCTTGGCTACCTCTCTCAGGCGACGATACAACTCACGCAGACGCTCGTGTCCGGCATTGTACTGGCCCTCAATCTGGATCTTGTCCGCTTGATCTAAGATCAGGACATCGACGGCCTCGGTCTCGCACTTGGCCTCGATCTGAGCCAGCGTCCAGTCCTGTACATCGAACATCTCAATCTGGTCTTCGATTTCAGTGAACTTCTGGCGACAGAGGTTGGGGTTCTCTTTAATCTGGTGCTTGTCCATGCCTGAGTAGGCTTGCATAGCCCGGTACATTGTACGGCTGGTGCGCTCCTCATTACCGAGATAGAGAACCTTGGCTCCTTGATCACAGAAGCCGCCCGGAGCGCAGCACAAGCTAATCACAAAGGCAGTCTTACCAGTGTTCGGGGTAGCGAATACAATCCCAAACTCCGCTGGGCCTATGCCATAACATACCTCTTTGATTGTAGAGATGTTGAATGACCAACGGGATTCATCACCTGATTCGGCCATAAGCTCGAAGATGTCTTTAGTGGTTGGGGTACCGAAGTCATCTGGGGTGAAGCCATCCTTGTTGTTCTCCATCTTATTACGAAGAACATCGAACAGATCGAAGTTACCTTCATTGATCTGTACCCCAAGGTTGGCTATCTCCAAGCCCTCAGACTTCCGCCACATATCTGCTATGATGTCTGAGGCTATATCGTCTGACATAGGGTCAGTGTTAGCCACAGCCGTGACCATATCCTTTATGATGGATTTGTCAGAGGATGTAGCTACTGGGTGGTGGACATCATATAGAGCCATTAGCTCTCGGGGTGTGATGTCATGATCATATTTATTGTGGGCTGATGTGAGTATCTTATATAGTTCTCTAGCATCATCTCCAAATAACTCGGCCTTCAAACGGCTCTTATTCTCTCTGTAAAACTGGCTCGATAGTAAGTTTCTTATCACTGCGTGGTCCAAAGCGCACTCATCCTTTCAAGTTAGTGTGCTTAACTAAGTGCCACGAGCGCCACCGTGGTGTCAACAGAAGACATAAAAAAAGCCCCGCTAAATAGCGAGGCCTCTAAGTCCTACCAGTATGGGGAAGGGGGGTTAGTTGTTACGGAACTTCATCTTCTTGATGTCTAAGGAGTCTCCACGACGTTCCTTCATGTCCATTGCATAATTGAAGACATTCTTGTTACCTGTCACAACATTCTTCAAGGCTGCGGCCAGCTTTTCCTCTTCCTCTCCGGCTTCCTTGAATCCATCAAAATTATAATCGATGACTAATACGGCTCTTGCTTTCATAGCTTCCATTTCCTTTAGTTTAACGTCGGTACATGGGACTTCGACGACTATATACACTTACACCCTACTGGGCAGAATCAGGCTATAGAACTAAAATTGGAGGACCGACAGGGGGAATAGAAGGGAGGTAGTGAAAAAAACCAGAATTAGGTCTTCCATGCTTGTCGGAAAGAGCTTCACCAGAGATCATATCCCTTACAGAACGAGACATAGCGCAAGACAAAAGGTAGGACCAAGTATACTGGCTCCTTATTGTATTGTATCTAATATCTGATCTACTGTAAGCCACTTCAAATCCTCTGTTGTGAACCTAACAGCCGCTTTAGTAATGGACTGTATGGACCTCGACATCGAGACTGCCTTAGAACTAGCATCCTTGTCAAGAATAATTATGACCTCATCAAAGTGCTGTAGCTGGGCCTTAATAGATGGCGTAACTCGTGTACCAAGTAATGCGTAGCCGCAATACCCCTTGAGCCTAGACACTGAACAGGCGCTGGGAGCGTCTTCTACTAATATTGGAATGCCTTGGCCCACCTGTATTCCTTTGGATGTATCTCCGTAGGTGTACCATTTGGGTGTCCGCCCGTCTAAGGCCCGGCCTACGGCTCCTTGGCCATCTTCAGTATAGAACAGAACCCTATGGTCTCGAGGTGCGTACTTAACTTTGATCAGACCCTCTCTGTAAGCCTCTAGGCTATTGACTGACTCGACATAAGCCAGAGCCTCTTTGTGATGGTCTATAGAGCTTACGATTGTTGGCAGTGAGTTGTAGTATACAGCCTTGGTCTCTTTACCTCGAAGGTAGGCTTTAACCCCAGAGGCACCTCTCCCCGCATTGTAAGATCCTTTGACCCCACACGATGATCTAAAGCAATTCCATAAGAGCTTACCATCTTGCTTCAATATACCAAACTTCTTACGGCCCCCGCAGAACGGACAGTCTAAAGACTTCTTCTCACCATCATTGATTCGTATCGATGAGAGGATGTCTATTTGATCCCTGTAAGAATACTTCATCTAAACCTCTATGATGGGGATAGTTCGGGGCCAAACGGCCCCTCACTTATACACCTAAAAAACCATTTGTATAGAGCTAAAATGCACACTTTAGTAACGGCCCAGCCACGGGTACCCATTGTAAGTACCTGATATATATACCGGGTCGTATACCCTGAAGGTCGTAGGTTCAAATCCTACTCCCGCAACCAAATTTCTGATATCATTGATTAAACCCACCCCTAGTGGGGTGGAGTGGGTTTTAGTGGGCTGGTTAAGCATTATTTTCCGCCTCGAACATCTGGCAGACAGAATCAAAGTCTAGCTTTGTAGAGAGTGCTACAGCAATCCTATCCTTTTCAGACCCTGAGTGTACACTGTGCAGCTTCGTAACATCTAGAATGTATGCGTCACCATCCTCTGCCACAAACGAGGTGATAGTGTCTACATCCTCGAACTGGTAAGCGCAGCCTGTGGTCTGGTTAGGTAGCTTGAATGGCTTGGCACCATCCTTTGGATTGTTGAAGTCTGTAGTGTAACCTCCCGCCTTCAGGTACAGGTTAATGACCGTACAAACACCGCTGTCGATGTGTGGGATGATGTCTCGGTTGATGTGCATGTGAAGAGGCACGAACTTATGCCTCATTGCTACAGGAATATGGCTGAGTAGTTGGGCGGTCATCTTGTGGCTGATGATGCAGTTCTTGTAGGCAATGCCTTCGAACTTACCGTCCTTCTCTATGCCATACTTAACCACATCTATGGGACCGGCAGACACCTCTTGGGCATCAAAGCCTATGTCTATCTTCTTATAGTGCATCGTCATCCTCCGTCAGGGCATCCCACGACACAGGGAATAGCTCAAGCATCTTTCCATTAATGTTATCTGCAACGCACCTTGTCTCTGCTTGTGTGTCTGGCTTGCAACGTAGGTTGCACATGGCGGAGAAGGCATCGAGGCTACCGCTCCAGTACCATTCGGTCATTGTGTTCAAAGGAAGTACCATCCGAGCTTGCTCTTCGCACACTCCTTTCTCTAGCAGACCCTCGTACAGCCTAAGAGGTATGCTCTGAGATGTTTCAATATGAATGTGTTGTATCTCTCCTTCGGAGCCTTGCTTCTTATCCTTTGACTGACCACGCCATACGTCAGGTACATAGAACTCAATATTTTCGGTGGTGTACCGCCTCGATATTTCGTTCCAACGTAGGAATTTATGCTTCACGAGTTGTCGGGCTACAAATATCGGAGCCTTAATGTGGAAGCTGGCGAAGCAGTGACCAAAGGGGCTGATGTGTTTATGGGCTGCAAGGTAGCGGATCAGCTTGGTATCACGATCACTTAGTATTTTCTTTTGAGGGTGGAGGGTAGAGTTATGCCAATCAAGATAACTCCACTCACTCTTCTTACCAAAGCTAACTCGTGCAGCATTAACTACTGACAGGTCACTACCCATATGGTCGATGTAAGTTGCTTCAATCATCTATCTGTACTCCAATACACTCGATTGTTTCTTGTTTGTTATTGACCAGCACTGAGGCACTTCGCAGTTGTGCCATGCAGATGGTCTCGCTACTGAATGTGCCGAGG